TCAGAAGCAATGAAAATATCAATGTTCTTAGAACCATTAATAGGGCTAGGAATCACTGCGATAATAGTACTATGGTTTAAAGAAGCTGTAGGAGATTTTGTAGCAAGTCTAAGATGGAAAATGAAACCAGGATTTGAACCCGGTGACGAAGTATTTTTAGATGGAGAAAAGGCTACTATTATTAGTATAGGCATGCGAGAAACTATATTTGAAATTGATAACGGTCGAGGTAAAGTATGGAGATATATCTACAATACACGCATACCAACACATAGATTGGAGAAATTAATTGTTAAAAAATAATATAGATTGGCATCTAGCAGAATTATGTATAGATGTATCGAAGATAGTATACGAAGAAAAAACAGAAGTAGTTAAATTCCTAAAAGATAACAAAATAAAACATTCAAGTGTTAAATTCTTTGAAAAAGAAAACGCACAAGGTTATGGTATTGTTATGCCTGACTATGTGATCGTTGCTTTTAGAGGTACTGAAGGCGCTCAAATGGGTGACTTATTAGCAGATATCAAGGCTTGGCCTGCAGGTGCAGATACAACAGGTACAGTACATTCTGGATTTAAACATGAATTAGATAAACTATATCCTGAAATTATTAAGTGGTTGGGTAAAAAACTAACTACTAAAAAAATAGTAATTACTGGACATAGTTTGGGAGCTGCAATGGCAACTATATGTGCTACTAGATTTCACCAAGCAGGTGCAGATTTAGTTTTATATACATATGGGTCACCAAAAGTAGGTGATAGAACATGGGGCGAACAGTTTAATGATATAGAGGCGTATAGATTTGTTAATAACAACGATATTGTTACTAGAGTTCCATTCTTTGGATATTACAAACATGTAGGGCAAATAGAGTATATTACATACGATGTGCATATCAAAACCAAAGTAACATGGTGGCAACGCTTTAAAGACAGAATGAAAGGAACTGGTAAAGCAATTAGTAAGTTTCAGTTCTTTGATGGACTATATGACCACTTTGGAAATCAATATATTAAGAAAATTAAGACTCGTAAATAATTTGATTTGGATCTTTTCCGTGTACCCACGTACTATCTAATGCTTTAATAACACACTTTGACTTATATTTTTCAACTGTTAATGCTAGTTGTTCATCACTTCCAACTAAATCTGATTTTATAATATCATAACAAGGCGTTTTATTTTTATCTATAGCAAGTATAATCATATGCTCTAATCCATTGTTACGCCAATTGTATCCAATACGTGTATCTTCACCTTTTATAAACCCATCATAACGTATTACATCCCAAAAATTAAATCTGATGTTTTCCGGATCTGCTTCTAATACTTTTTGATTATCAGTCTCGACAATAGTTGTACCATTAACCACAACTGCGTGACCATCAAATACTGTACTATTGTTTTGTGCTAAATTTACAAACTGTTCGTCGTGTATATTCCAACCCTCGATATTATTACCTTCTTTATCCTTGTAACTTATTATACCTTTATGTACGATTACATTAACACGTAAGCCTCTGCTAATAGGTTGTACTGCGGCTGGATATTGTTTAAATGTTTTATAGTCTGCTACAGTGGGCGAACTTATTGGATAAATCATTATTAACCCAGGCCATACTGCATTTATTGTTTCTAGCTCAAGTCCCAAATCCAAGTCTTGTCTTAGCAAACTAACAAATAGATCTGCTTCTCGATCATCAATATGTTGCATTGCCATTTGACAAGAGAAGTTTTTTTCTCTTTCATCATATTTTTCGTCTATAATGTCTGTTAGAATATGTAGGAATCTTGTTAATCCCATACCAAACTTTTTACCATTTCGTCTTGGAACAAAATCTTGCATTCCAAAGTCTACCCAAGGATTATATGCAATAGTAAGTATGCGTTTAAATATAGGTTCTTTTTGATAAGTTGTAAGAAGCTCTAGTTTCTCCTCCTGAGTACTAAAGGTCTGTAACTTTGTTATTAATTCTGATAATAGATGTACTTTGCTCATACAACTATTTATCAAATTAAAACTAACGTAAATAAGGGCGCCTATTTGCCGCCCTTTTTCTTTTCTATTGGTTTTTTAAAGTAAGTGTGATTTGGATCTAACATTAGTTAGTCTTGTACATATTATGTTTGAACTCAGAGATCTCATTGGCTTTGTCGTGCATGCCCATTTCTCTAAGTTGTTTAATACTCATACAGTAACTTCTGTATTCCATTAGTTTCATAAATCGTTTAAACATTAATAAGTCTTTCTATAAATTTTGTCGCCACGTGCAACTGATTTAATGTCGCCTCTGCATAATCCAATATCATTTAACTCAAAGTCGTTTAATTCTGACAAAGCCTTTTCTGTTGCTCTGCGGCTTTGCTTGTTTGCATAAGCACGTTTTACCCAACTTAGTTTATTTGTTATAGTATTAATCATTATCTACTCTCCAGCATTAGTTTTTTTGCTTCTTCTGTGTAGCCTTGTCTGTGTAATTCAGCGGCTGCTCTTGCACGACCTGCCGATTCACCGAATGACCAAATAGCCATCATTACTTTTAATGATGCTTGTTTAATTTTTTCACAAACACTACATGTTTGTTTGTATATTAATGTTGTTGTCATTTTACTGCTACCTTGATATTGATATCTGCAAGACCCATCTTTGGTGCAGATCCTTTGTGTTCTAGCATATAGTTGTAGGCATATTGCCAATCAGAACCATATTCTGTTTTTGCATAAGTCATTAGGGTGTTATTGTAAGCCACACGACTTCTACGTGAGCCATTGAATAATCCCGACCATGCACTAAAAAAAGTGTTAGCCATTTTATATTCTCCGTTATATGTGTGGATGTTTTTGGGAAAGCATCCGTTATTTGCCAGTCTCTCCTGGCCGCTACCACGATACCTCATAATGTATCGCTTGTAAGGCATGGGTTATGCCCTGGTCTTTCCCAGAGTCAGTTAGCGTGGCACTAACTGCCGCTCTTTTTTTCTGAGCCGAGGTCGCTCTATACTACGTTGTATATGTAAATAACAACACGACATTGTATTGCTCTTATTACACTTTTATTTATCACGCATTCACGCAATAAACCGTACTTATTTATGCAAAGACGCTATGCACTATACACATACCGTCTTAAAAGTTATATTTTGGTTGTTGAGCTTTCGTATGTTTTGTTAAACTGATTATTAACACGAACGAATGTTGTACACTTGCTCAATTGTTTTAATTTCATTGCACCTGCGTATGTACAAGTACTACGCAACCCGCCTAGGATTGCTTGTATGGTGTGCTGTACTGCACCTCTGTATGGAACTAGTACTTCTCGTCCTTCGCTTGCACGATAGTCTTTTAGTCCTCCAAAGTGTTTTGTATTTGCTGCATCACTACTCATTCCGTAAAAAGCCACAAACTGTTTTTGTTCAAGTAAAGGTTTTTCTGCTGTGAGCCATTCATTGGTTGCATACATCTTACTAATAACTTCGCCGCCGCCTTGATCATGTCCTGCAAGCATACCGCCTAGCATTACATAATCGGCACCACCAGCAAATGCTTTAGCCACATCACCACTAGAGTTACAGCCCCCATCAGCAATAATATGTCCACCAAGTCCATGTGCCGCATCTGCACATTCAATGACTGCACTAAGTTGCGGATACCCGACTCCTGTTTGGATTCGTGTTGTACACACGCTTCCTGGTCCAATTCCGACTTTAACGATGTCTGCTCCATTTAAAATTAACTCCTCTGTCATCTCTCCGGTTACTACATTACCTGCTATAATTACTAAATTAGGAAATGCATTACGAACTTTTTTAACATGTTGTGCAAAGTGATCACTGTAACCATTTGCAATATCCATACATACATATTTTAGTTTATTGCTTACTTTATTATACACGGCTTCTAACTTATCAAAGTCTATTGTTCCTGTACCAATGCTCATAGCAATGTTTTGTGTTCTTCTATTATCTGGATAATCATTGTTAAAAAAATCTACAAGTTCTTCCACTGAATATGTTTTTACTAAACATGTAAATATATTTTGTTGTGCAAGTTCATCTGCCATTTCAAATGTTCCAACACCATCCATGTTAGCAGCCATAATAGGAATACCTTCGTACTCATGTCTGCTGTTTCTAAATTTAAACTTGCGTTCAAGTCTTACTTGTTTGCGTGAACTTAATGTACTACGCTTTGGACGAATTAAAACGTCACTGTAGTCTAATTTTATGTCTTGATCAATTCTCATTTTTACATACCCTATGTCTTAAATCTGTTGTACTGAATCTGTGATCTCTTTTATTAAAGTGTAGATCTATGTCTCGTCTTTTACAAATGTCTTTTCCTGTAAAATCTTTTTCTCTGTATTCTTCACCTAGTATACGTACATCAATATGATACATTTCTAGTATATCTTCTAAATCTTTTTCTAATGCATATGGAATAATTTCATCAACATACTGTACTGCATTAAGTTGTGTGTAACGCTCTACAATTGATTGTATTGGCGGATTCTTAGAATCCCTATCAACACTTGGATCCATTTGTAATCCACAAATCAAATAATCGCATTGTTCTTTTGCTTCTCTTAACATTTGTACATGTCCTGCATGTAATAAATCAAATGTACTGCAAGTAAATCCTATTTTCATATTAATAATCCTTGTACAAAGTTCATAGCTACTGCTGTTCCAGTTATAGCACTTCCTATCATAATAGCTCTGTCGCCCCAAGCCATTCCAACAAATATCCAACCAATACTACTAACCATATATGCTACTTGGCCCCAAAATACTAATCCAGCACTAATTAAAAAGACTCCACAAACTGCAAAGCCCATTGCTGCCCACTTAATATACCAGTCTGTTGTACCAACTGGTGTTGTTGGTGTTAAGTCTTCTACTTCAGATTGTAGTTCTGACAATTCTTTCTTTAAACGCTTACGTTCAGCACCTAATTCCATAGCCAGTTTTCCAGCTTTGGTCATTTGACTATCTTTGTATTCGGCTTTAACTTCTTGGCGTATTTCTTCTTCTTTTGTCATAATCCTAAAATTCCGTATGCTTCGTATGGAAGCCAATGTGTTTTCATTTGTTCTGGATGCCATAACACTGCTATTATATTGTCTAATTTCCAACTTTCACAAAATCCATACTCATCTGTAGCCAAACATGTTGCACCCGTAGGTATAGTTTTTAGTACTTGTTCATGTCTACTATAAACTTCAACATCACTACCCTTATAGTTTACACTATGATTGATGTGATGTCTACCGTTTTCTTGTAAAGATCCACCATGAGCAACTGTCAAGAACTGACAGCCTCTGCTGATTCCTAATATTGGTTTGTTGTATAGTTTTGCTAAATCTAACGTGTGTTTTTCAACTCGTAACCGATTTTCATTGTATTGCCAGTTTCCTGGTATCATACTGTTGCCGCCTGTAAACACTACTAAGTCACTATTAACTATTGTATCTGTTTTATAATGTTCTAAGTGGTTTGGTATTGGCAACAATGTATGACCAGAGAACATTTCATAAAATCCATGATCAATGCTATCGTATGGTCCGTTTCGAAATTCAATCACACGTTGCGTGATTGCTATTTTCATTTAATTGTTTATTCTGCTTTTTCTATTGTAACGTCTAATGGAAATTGGTTTCTTCGTGCGTCAGTAATAGTTTCCACACATTTTTGCTCAGCTACTTCGTAACTGTATGTGCCTGCAATGCCTCGGCCCTTTTCGTGGACTTCAAGCATCACCACGTTTGCTTGTTCTGTCGATCTATTAAAAATTGTCTGTAAAACATTTACAACAAACTCCTGTGGCGTAGAGTCATCGTTTAACAATACAACATTGTATCTTGATGGTGTTTTTAATTTAGTTATTTCTGCTACGCTACTTGATGATGCTTGAGTCATTTTTTTACCTTATATTAGTCAATGTTAATAGTTCGTGGTTTCTTTTCGTCTGGAATATTTTGTTCCAATGTAACTACTAAGATACCGTTATCTAGCTTCGACGATGTTACTTCTACATAATCAGCTAAACTAAATTCTCTTGTGAAGTTTCTAGTTCCGATGCCTTTGTGTAAATATTCAATCTCTTCCTCGATTGGTTTCTTTTCAGCGTTAATTGAAAGTGTATTACCGTCTTGTTGGATTTTTATTTCGTCTTTGTTAAAACCTGCTACTGCTAGGCTAATAGAATAGCTACTGTCACTTTCCTTTACAATATTGTAAGGTGGGTAACCGCCTGTGTTTGTTGTGAAAGCATTTGCCATCTCATCAAACATACTATCAAATCCTATTGTAGTTTTATAAAAATCTGGAAGATTTAGTGTTGTTAATCTAGTCATATCTTTTCTCCTTATATTAAGCAAGATTATTTAGAACCCTTTCGGCGTTCTATGTATACGGTAGGAATCAGTCCTGTTGTATACATTGTTATTTATCTACATTTATAGACAAATTCAGTTATAACGTATTAGTATAGTCTTTTCTTTACGATTGAATCTTTAGCTATTTCTCTACGTCTTCTAGCTCGGCCTGCCGCCTCTGCTTTAAGTCTTTTTTCAGTATTACTAACAAAGTATCTGCGTTCGCGTACTTCGTTCATAAGTCCAGTTTTCATAACTAACTTCTTAAGTTTTCTCATAGCTTGTTCTACATTGCCATTTCTAACTTCTACAGATAGTCCAGGACCAAACTGAGGTTTTTCATTACGTTTATTATTTTTGTTATAGTTTCCCATGTTTACCTTTATTGTATTTTACCAGATACACGATTGTTCTGTGATGATATTTGCTCGTATTCTACTTCTAATAGATAAGCAAATGTATTTAGCAATTCCCTTGCAAGGTCTTGCCTCCCACGTTCTCTACCACGCAAAACAACTGTAACTGTTACTTTGTTATTTTTATCCAAAAATTTACGAGCTGCTTTAGCTTTGGTCTCTAAATCATGTGTATCTATGTTTAGTCCCATACGCACTTCTTTGGTCTCTACAACGCTTTCTCGTTGCTTCTTCTTTGCCAGTTTTTCTTTTTGCTTTAATGAATACAAATGCTTGTTTAGATCAATTATTTTACAAACTGGTGGATCTGCCTTTTCGGCTATCAACACTAAATCTAAATACAGTGACTTTGCTTCATCTAAAGCATCTTTCAAAGACAGCACCTGGCTTTCACCGTCTGGAAAGTTTACTCTAACTTCTTTTGCTCTTATTCGATCATTTGCGATTACAAATGGGCCTTTTGTACGTTGTTTATATCCTTTGTTTCTATTCTGCATTGTCACCTTTGATAAATTGTGGCTGTGCGTTTCTAGAAATAACTTGTTCATTTATAATAATTTTGCGTACTCCCTTTTCATATAATTCTGGCAATTGATATTGAGTTTCTAATAGTGCTTGATCTAATATTTTACGTAAACCTCTAGCACCTAATTCTTCATCAATGGCAGTTTTTGCAATTTGTTCCAATGCTGTTATTGTAAACTCTATTTGTATTTTGTCAAGTAGAAAAAGCTCTTTTATTTGATCAATTATACTACCCACTGGTTCAGTTAGTATGCGTACAAGATCGTTCTTATTTAACGGTCTTAAGACGTTTACAGACGGTAATCTACCTACAAATTCCGGTATAAGTCCATACTTCACTAAATCACGTGTTTGTAAGTGCTTTTCCCATTGTTCTACATCAGTGTCTAAACCGTCGTTAAATCCTATCTTTGCTTTGCCGAGCCGGTTAACCACAACATCTTGTAGGCCAACAAAGGCTCCACCTACTACAAATAGTATGTTACTGGTGTCTATATTCACCTTCTCCGGGTTATGTTGCGGTTTGTTCGGAACCGCTAGTATAGTACCTTCCATGAGCTTTAAAAGGCTCTGTTGTACGCCTTCTCCTGAAACGTCTCTACTCAGGCTAACATAGTCATTACGTTTTGCTTTTTTATCAATCTCGTCAACATATATAATACCATGCTCTGTGCGTTCTTGATTGTAATTTGCTGCTTGAAATAATTTGTGTATTAGAACTTCTGCATCGTCGCCTGCATATCCACTTTCAGTAATAACAGTTGCATCAGTAACTACCATTGGTACACCTAAAAAGTCTGCAAGTGTTTGTGCTAACAATGTTTTACCAGTTCCTGTAGGACCGCATAATAGTACATTGCTTTTTTGTAATTTTGTTTTTGTAGTTGTTGATATTCTTTTATAGTGATTGTATATTGCTACACTCAAAGTCTTTTTTGCATAATCTTGACTAATTACGTGTTTGTCTAAATCGTTATGTATTTCTCTAGGAGTAGGAACTTCATATTTTTTACCATAATTTTTATGTATAGCTTCTACTTTCTTTTCTTTAACAATGCCGTAGCAAAGTTCAACACAATCGCTACAAATGTGAGTATCATTTTCACCTGCTAGTAGCTTTTTTACTTGTGTTGCGTCTTTGTTACAAAAATTGCATATGGTAGGTTTGCTAGACTTCATTAAAATATTCTGGGCTCATCTGTAGTTTTATATAGTTGTTTATATCATCTAATGATCTTACAACTAGATTAGTGCCTGTAGCATTTATTAATTTTACAGTTTCTCTTCGTTTGTATTTATCGCTGTAAAATAACACTGTATTTTCTTCATCTTTTGATTTTAAAAGTCCCGACATAATATCTTCCCATGCACACGTATCAACATCGATAACCATAAAGTCGCATGTTTTAGAAACATTCCACATCCATGGTAATGTTTCTGAATTAGTTTTTTTATTTTGTACTAAGAACACAATGCTTGTTGCAATAAACTTTTCAAATAATTCTTTTACTGATGCAATAAAAGTTTCATTGGTACTTGAAATAAGAATACTTATTCCATGTTCTGTCATATAAAGGTCTGGGGGTGTTACAGTGTAACTACTGTTATCAATTTTCATTTAATTTTTCTTTTTTCGTTGTAATTTTTTTGACTTATCGTTTAGATCGTATTGTAATTGTTCTATTAGGTATTTTCTGTTGCCGTGTGTATCAATTGTATATTCTTCACCTTTTGAATCCGTATGCACTACGTCTTCTTCATATATTTTATTTTGAACAACAGGTTTTTTGGAAGTCTTGTTGTCTTTTTTATTACCCACAACATCTTTCTTAACGTCGGTGACATCTTTATCATTGTTAAATTTTGTAGGTTTTTCTTTTTTTTCATGTGTTCCTTTTGTTGATTTGCGTAATCCTAATCCAGATATTCCTGCAAGAACAAGTACAACTGCTAAAGGATCAAATACAAATACAAGTACTAGTATAACATATCTTACTGTTTCTTCCAAGATATTTTTACCAGGTTCTTGTCCATAAACTAATTCTGCAATATACTTAACTGGGCCAACTTCTGCTTCTAGTTTTCTACTTTCGCCTTGTAGTGTATATTTTGTAGTATAAAGTGATTCCAACTTATCTTCAGAATCAACAATTAAATTACGCTGCGTCTCAATTAATACTGTATTGTCTTGTTGTTGACCTTGTCCAAGTTGAGCTCTAAGTCTAGTGATTAGGGTGTTAGAGTCTGCAATCTGTTGTTCTGCTAACATTCTAAGTCTTTTAATTTCCTGTCTAGCAGTTTTTGTTACAGTATCTTCTTCTGTCCTAACTTTATTTAGCTGATAAACAGCTATGCGTCTAGCCTTGGCATTATCTTCTTTAAACTTCTTTAATGCTTCTCTAGTATTATACCCTATTCTTCCATCTTGTGCAACTCCTATTAGGCCTTGCATTTTCTTTACTTCGCCGCTAATTGAATATTCGTCTAACAATTCTAACTTTTTATCAATGTTACTTATTTCTCTTTCGTATGGAGCAGTAGCATTTTCTTTGTCAGATGCTTGTTTATCAATAATAGCATTCTGTTCGTCAATTGATGGTTGTACTCCATCGTATGCTGAATTAATTCTTTCTTGTTCTGTACGTATTTTTTCTTGTATTTCAATGTCTTTAGTATCGTCTACTTGTTCAAGTTTAACAATTTTATCTTCTGACTTAGTAATAATTAATTTATTTCTTACTATGCTTTCTTCTATACGCTCAAGTTGGGCAACGTTCTCACTAGCCGCACTAGTTTGTTCAATGTGTGCTTTAGATAAAAATCCAAATATGCCCATGCTCGTAATAAACATAAGCATTATCACGGCTACAGTGAGATACGTTTTAATTAAAAATGGAGCTGATTTCCAGTTCATGTGCAACCAGACAGCTGATGTCAACTTGCCTACTTCTAGCACAGACCCCATAATAATAATCGGTATAACGGCACTGGCAAATATAGCCACAAGTCCAACAATGCTGTAGTAGGCCGCCACAGCACTTATAGATAGTGCAACTAAAACTGTCCAGTAACCGAATAACCTCATATTATTTCCCTATGTTATAACGAATTGCGAGACCTTCATCTACTAATAATTCGTTTATACAAACCTCGTTGTTGTCAACAACAACATAGATCTTTCCAAGTATACGACCATACTTGCCACGTTTGTTAAGTATAGTTTCTACTTTAAATTCTTTGTTCAATAAGTCCATTAAACGTTGCTTAACGTCAAGTCCTTTTTGTTTGATATCAACGTTTGTTGATCTACTATCAGGTGTGTCAATACCATACAACTTTAAACGTTGCTTAATAATGATATCGAAACCTAAATCAATTTCAATGTCCAAAGTATCACCGTTTATTACTCTTACTAATTTTGCTTTATATGTATACATAAAAAATTCCTTATCTAATATAAAAACAGTTAATACTTGAACTGCTTAATATTTATGTTATTTTTGGTGGTACTTAAATACTATGTTTTAGTATTCTTGTCTAACCATGCCTTAGCGGCTCTTTTAGTAGGTGGATCGTTTAAAAACTTCTGTACTTCTCTATATACGTTATCAAAGTTCTCTTTACGATCTGGGTCTTCTAACCCGCCACTATTGTCTATTACATGGAACTTTGCAGCTCCAAAGACTTGTTGGAATTTCATTATGTTTTGTTGAACTCGCTGCCACATAACAGTTACCATATCTGTTGGTATTGTTCTAGCTCTTGCAGCATTACGTTCTTGTGCTACCTCTTCACTTGTGTTAACAAATAACATCATTGTATCGTAACCTAAATCACCCAATTGTTTTTTGGCTACTGATACTTTAGATACATCCTTGCCGGTGCCATCAATTACTAAACCTAAGCGACCATCTAGATATAAGTCTTCTCTTGTTTTAGTAATTTCTTTAGCACGGTTACGGATTTCTTGCCCCTTGTTGCTTCCAACAACTTCAGGGTCACTTAAATCAATATTGTGTTTTTTAGCAAGATACTCATAAACGTCATCACTATTAAGAGGTTTTAATCCACCACCAGTTAATAGTTTTTGAGCCACATAGCTTTTACCCGAGCCAGGACCACCGGCTAGGAATACTGCTTTAAATATGTGAGGATCGTTTGGACCTTCTAGTATTTGCTCTGTTTCTAATATATCATGTATCTTCATACTATTATTTATACAAATATAGTATTACAAATATATTATGTTTTCCGAACAACAACTTTATCAGCTAGGCCAAAATCTACGGCTTCTTGTGCTGACATAAAATTATCACGTTCCATAGCTGCACTAAGCTCTTCGTAAGTTTTACCTTTTGAGTTATGCTTCTCGTACATGCGTGTAAGATTTTCTTTCATCTTAATAATTTCTTTTACTTGGATTTCCATGTCTGTTGCTTGTCCGCCTGCTCCACCGCTTGGTTGGTGAATCATTGTACGTGAATTTGGCAATACTAAACGTTTGCCTGGTTTTCCTGCCATAGCAAGGAAACTACCCATACTACATGCTTGTCCCATTACAATTGTACTTACTGGAGATTTAATAAACTGCATTGTATCATATATGCCTAATCCTGCGGTTACTACACCACCTGGACTATTAATATAAAAGTTAATATCTTCTGCACTATTTTGTGATTCTAAAAATAGCATCTGTGCAACTACTAAATTTGCACTATGGTCATTAACTTCGCCGTTAAGCATTACAATACGATCTTTTAGCAAACGACTATAAATGTCATATGCACGTTCGCCTCTGCCTGTACTCTCAATTACTGTTGGTATTATCATTTTATCTCCTGTGTGTTAATCTTTATATCTTACTTGTAAGTCCATAATTATACTATAACGATCACCTAGATCGTCTTGTGAATTATGTTGCATTCCATGATATGTAGGTATCCATCCACTCTGTTCTGAATGTTCTCCATGCATAATTAACATTTTATTATCTGCTAGTTCCATAATCATATCTTGTTTATTTGTTTTTGTATTCTTTGCCCAAAACTCTGAATAATTTTCACCTAAATGTAATCCTGCTAGAGTTTCATCACAATGCTCATTTCCAAATCGTATAGAGTTATGTTTTCTATGTTCTGTACGATTTTTTTCTGTAGCACTAGGAGTATTATACTTGATAATCATCAATTTGTAAAGAATTAAATCTTCCCATTTTTCTGATTGATCTGAATAATTTTCATACAAGTAGTGTTCTAATACTGATTTAAAATCTCTATGCATTTCTACAAAGTAGCTAAATTCTTCAGGAACTGGTTCTTTAATTTCTTCTTCTGTCCAGGAATAGAAATATATCTTTTTACGTTCTACTGTCTCTGATGATTTTCCAAGGTTGTTATTTCGTGTCCATGTTTCTGGACCAGACATAAAGTCATTGTCCCAACTAAAACAATTACCAGAGTATATATGCGAATAACTTTTATTTGGCATATTTGGGTCATTTGTTTCTTCAATATTTTGTTCAATATTTATTTTTTTAAAAAAATCTTCATCTACTGTTTCATGTAATTTTTCTGCCATTGCAAAACGATTTGCATATTTTGTAGATAACAATGTAGAATCAGCAAGTGGCCATGTACCTGCTTGCTGATAATCTTGTAATTCTTCGTATGTGAATAATTTATGTGTTGGTGTTGTTTCCATTTGGTACCTTCTGTATTTCTTGTATACCAGTTGATTTATCTTCGACTATTTTAATATAGCCTCCATTCTCAAGTAGTTGTAGAGTTGATTCCATACCTTCATTAACACCCTGTTTGTATCCAGTTCGTTGACTAAAGTATGCACAGGCCATTGTAAACAAGCCTAGTATAACCATTAAATCTAATCCTATCATAATACTATTTACCTCCGTTAACTACACCAACTGCTATAGGATATAAAGGATGTAAATGTACTTTATCCATAACGCTTATAAGGTGTGCTTTTTCTTTTAAAAACACTTTAGCAAAACTTGGATCATTTGCTTCAATGTCATCGCTGTTGTCTATGAGATCAGCAAGTTTAACAATTTGTGCTTCTCTACTTGCTTGACTCAAACGCTCTGCATCAATTGCCTTACGCTTTGCACGGTTTCCATCTTCTGGCTTGCTAACATCAGTAAGCTCAACAACCAACTTGTGGATCTTCCAACCAAACTCTTCAGCAATCATCTCACTGGTTACATATGTATCTTCCAACACATCATGTAACAATGCGGCCGCTATCATCTCTTCGGTGCCTTCGTAATCGGCAACCATTTTAGATACCCTGCGTGGGTGAACTATATAGTCCACTCCACTGTATTTGCGTTTTTGTCCAATTGCAGCGTGAGCCACACTAGCGAACAAATCTGCTTTTTGAATAACGTCCATTTTCATTTCCTTATTTCAAGTAATGTGGGCCTGTCCACGCAACACTAAATTCTTCAAAAATGTTACCTCGAGCGGCATTTGTTGCTGGTGCATTCCAGCCTGCAGCTTTAAGGATATCACCTTTTTTAAACTTAGGACCATCTTCTTTAACAATAAAGCCCCATACACCATTGTCACGTATAATCTTAATATACTTTTTGCCTTCTTTAATAGTAAAACTATTTTCAAAGTTAGCAAGTGTTTTACCAAAGTAACTATCTGGATCTGGTGTTCCACGATCACTAGCAGTAACAAACTTTGTATAATCTACTTTACACTTTTGGATCAATGTTTGGATTTCGTTTTGCATTTTTAACTCCTGTTTTTTATTAACTATACTTATAGTATACGGCAAGATGTCTTACTTGTCAACCTTTTTAATCAAAAAAGTTACCTAAAACCCAAACAAACTTTGTGTCGCTTACTTGGTTCCACATTCCGTCTTTCCAATTTGACCACAATATAGCCTTGTTTGCATCTTCCATAACATCAAGTCCGTTTTCTGCTTTTGCAGTAAATATATCACCTAAATGATTTTCAAATGTAAATGTTTTCATAATTTATACTCCTTCAAATTCTTCTACTTCGCGACCTTCTGCGAACAACATCAATTCAACAGCTAATGCACGTGCTTGTTCACGAGTTAAATCTATATGGTTAAAAAAGCCATCTGATGTAGTAGGCTGTTGGAAACCACGTGCTTTCTTCTGTGTTATCTGAACACACTGCATGCGATCCTGTCCACCCCAAAAACGAGTTTGAGTTAATTCAGTTGTTGAATCTAAATTTGGTACATTGCGTAAATCAGTTGACATGCTATAATCTTTCTGTTTGTTTAACTTATACTACTAATATATACTAAGATGTCTTGGTTGTCAACCAGAAAACGCAAGAAAGAATCCTGCGATTCCAATGACTTAGAAATTAATTTAAATTAATCTTGTCTTGTTCCGTGGCCGTAATCAATAATTACTGGAAACCTAGGAATACCGTCTGGTGTTAAATCGAAGTATCTGCAAGTAGCCCAATTTGGCATTCCTTTAGCAGTGTTTAACATCTCCCACAATTCTTTTAATTGTGCTTGTTGTCCACGAACACCTGATCCAAAATCTTTACCTTCTTTATCACGCAAGATGAATCGTTTAGCATATCCACTCCAATTACCTTTACCTTCTAGTACTTGGATAACCTCAAATTCTTCAGTTTTAAACTCTTTACGCTTTAAAAGATTTTTGCTACGCTTGTTGTCATATGTTGCATCATTACGCACCATTTGACCTTCATAGCCTTGTTCCATATATTCACTATACAATGCATCTAGTTGATCTTGTGATTCACAGTAATCAGTTTTTACAATTTTTACATAATCGTTGTTTGTCCAATATGCTTGTTTAACACGATTAGTAAACTTCATATCTGTTGCTGATTTATCATACATATCATAAACATGATATTCAACCAGTGTTTTTGCTTCAGCCATATCTTCTGGTGTGCTTTTTAACTTACGAACCAAACTTGTAATTTTATTAAAGTTTGCTTTTAGTTCATGATTGTACAATTCACCATCTAAAATGTGATGTGGATTTTGTTCCATATAACCTTTTAGTGATTCCCAAATATGAGGACAACTTGTAATAGGCTTACCTGCTCGTGTCCACATACCTCTACTATCAACCACACAACGAATTCCATCTAGTTTAGGTTGACTCCAACCTTCACTTTGTGGACGCTTAGTGTAATCATGTGCAAGCATTGGCTTGAATCGCTCATAAGAGTCAACGTCTGCTACGTTTTCAAAATACTCTTTTTCGATGCGTTTATCCCATAATGCCTGGGCTTCAGCTTTTGCTTGACTTAAACTTGTAGTTTCATTTACTTTACCAACATTTTTTGGAGTACTTAGATTCCATTCACTAGTAACTTTTTGTCCGTCAACTGTACCACTGATTGTTCTAGTTCCTGCACTGCCTTGATCAGTAACTTCTAATCCTGTCAGGATTCCTTCAGCATATTCAACTTCCCACATACGAATCTTGCCAGTTGTATCACGCTTAAAAAGAGTTGGTAATTTAATTAAGTTTTTCATTTGTACTCCTAGTTAGTTTTCTTAAAAGTGTTCCGGCAGTTGTCATCCAAAAATTATATGCCCAACTGTCTTTGGGATTTTGTTTTGCAGTACGAACACAATTATCAATTCTGTGTTCGTACAATTCTATAGTTGCTTGATCCAACTTAGTCTAACCTCGAACCAGCATATGCTTTAAAACCAAATGACTCAAAAACTTTAGCTGCCGCTTCGGCGCCTGCTTCTTTGACATCAACGTTTTGCACACTAACACCTGAAGGGTTGTAAATTTGAAATGCTTTAGTGTAGTCTTGTTTAACACCAGCTTGTTTCATAGCACGACCTAGTTTAGTATTACCTTTAATACCATAGATATTAACCCATGCAAACCCACAAGGATAATTGTCTTTACCATCTAGTTTCTCAACAAGGTAATCACTAGCGGCCTCATATGCTGCCTTTTTAGCTTGAGCAACAATTGTTTTTAATTCATTTACATCATAATCTAAATTCATATTATTCTCCAGTAGTTAATTTTTTAGTGTTTATACTTATAGTATACAGTAAGATGTCTTACTTGTCAACCTTTTTTTTTAAAGTCCTACAAATGCGTTATAAACATATGGCTTGTTCCACTTACCAACATTAATGCTAGTATAATGTGAACGATGGAAGTAATCAGTCATTGCATCATCATTACAAAAGTAGTTTGGACCTTTCATAGCATCCACTAGCTCTACTAAAAAGTCAGCACCATCACCGTATGTTTCTGGGTAGTATTCATTAACTTGAATATAACCATCGCTTTCTACAAATGGCACACCACGTTGACGACAAGTTTCCATATTCTTTTTATTCTGTTCACCAACAAAGTCAATAGCACCTTCTTTGATGTTTACACAAAGTGTTGAATGATTGTTAACGCTAATTGATGCTTTAACACGGTGCTTTTTTAGTACTGCCTTAATAGCTGGTGTAAGTGCTTTTTT